CCGCCGACTGGCGACAGCGATATACCGGTGCCAGCGAGTACCTGAGTAACACCTCCACCACCAGATCCAGGCACATACGCATTGCCGCCGGGCTGCGCGGTCTGCGATCCTGCCGTAGCGACGATGCCTGCCGCGAGAGCTACCGCGGCGAGTAGTCTCAGCGCGCGCATTAGTATGGCGCCACGCCGAGCTGGACGATCGTCGCCGTGACGGTGCCGGTTCCGGCGCTCACGTTGACGCGGATGAACAGCGGCGAGATCAGGTAGTTGGTCTGCACGCTGGTCGTCGCGTTCGCGGCGTTCGGGTCGTTCGTCGTAATCCACGTCATTGATCCGAGCGCCACCGGGTTGGTGGGTGAGTTCGGGTCATCGTTGGATGACTGCACGCTGTAGGTAACCGTGCCGCTGACGTTCACCTGAATAGACACTGGGCCGGTGCACCACTCGTCCATCCTGACGATTGGTGTGGTTCCTATGCCGGTCACGCTTACAACAACTGGTCTCATTCTGTGCTCCTAAAAACGAACGGGGCCATCGCGGCCCCGTCTTAGTCGTATCAAATAATCCGGCGCCGCGGCTGGACTTTAGTCCATGCTGTCGGCCATCACCGACCGGCCAGGGGGCTGCTTACCGGTGTGGGATGACGTCAGCGGATTCGAATCCGAGCCAGTTCTGCCGCCGCTCTTCCGAGGCTTACGGCCAGCGTGGTGACCACCCTTGTGACCATCGACCGCCATGCCGCCATGCTTGCGCTTTGCACGACCGCCATGCTTGCGCTCCTCGGCCTCTTTGTCGATGTTCTTGGCGTTCGTGCGAGCTTCTGGCTTGTCCTTGAGGTCAGACTCTGCCTCGTTGACTCCACCAGTACCGCGATGCTTTCTACCTTTCATTGACTCACTCCTACGAAGCCAAATTGATCTGCGGGATGTACTCGACCAGCAGCGTGCCCACACCAGCTCCGGTGTTGGTCGACAGCACTACGATCTGAACGTCCTGCGTACCGACGTTATCCCAGTTTGCGAGTTCCGTGGCAGCTGCCTGCGGCGGGATCTCGACGACTCCGATGGCGGCTGCGTTGACGCCACCAGCAGCCGTGAAGGCGGTAGCTGATGCTCCAGAGCCTACTCCGAGAGTGGACGTCGCGGTCCATGCCGTCGTGACAGTAAGAGCCATGCGCACGATCTTCGACTGCGCCGGGATCACGATCGGGCATGCGAACTGACCGGCGGTGCCGTCGTTCGTCGCCTGCGTGATCACGCATGCCTGAGCCTGCACCGCGTAGCCGCGGTTGGCAGTACCGGTCGTGCCGCCGACTCCCGCTAGGTTGTTGGTGCCGTCCGAGTGCTGCACCGTGCCTGCCAGAAGCGGTCCTGCAAACGAGCTGCCCGGTACCGGCGGAGATCCGTTGGGCTGCGTGAGCGCGCCCTCGTTGATATCCGGGTAGACCTGACCGCTTGTTGGGGCAATGTAAGTCGTCATTACGTACCCTTACGAAGTCGGGAAGTTGCCGTAAATTGCCCGCCAGTTGAAATATGACAGACTGTACCGCTCGTAGCCCTTCACCAGCAGCGTGTCGGTCGTGAAATCAACCTGCATGTCCGTCTCGAAGGCGATACGTGACATGTAGGCCAGACCGGCGATGTTGGTCAACAGGAACCACGCGAAGGACGAGGTCAAGAAGTCCATGACCATGTAGCCCTCGGGGATGCCGCCCGCGGTCGACAGGATCGCGTTCACATCGTTGTCCGCGGTGCCTGGGCGCAGCTCAGTCTTCGTCAGGCGGATCGCCACCGGCTCCAACTGGGGAGGAACGATCAGCTTGCGACCGCGCGAGAACATGCGCAGACCAGCCTGGTCCTTGAAGTTGTAGCGGATGTTGATCTGCGTGTTGAGCAGAGTCGCCTCGTTCAGGTCGACCTGTGTCGCAGGCGTGTTGCCTATGGTGCCTGCGTCAATCGGGTGGGATGCTGAGCAGAGCGCCACGCCGTCGCCGTTGACTGCCGCGTTGTAGGTCGTTGCGGTGTTCAACACGTTCGCAGCGTAGATTTCCTTCGTTTGGTGGAAGGACTCGATCAACCCAAGGTTCGATGGGTGGAACTGCGTCTTGTAGAGGTTGTCGTCGATCGCTTTGCGGGTGATCGCGTAGCCAAGGCCGATCTCGTTGTGCTCTTGGTTGTAGACATACCGCTCGCCAGCGCCGTTGTCGAATGCCGTCTGGCCGCCCTCAGTCTTGAGCTGAGCAAGACCCAAGTACCGCATCTCAGCCGTACGCTCAAGCGCCAGCTTCGAGTCGAACTTGGTGAAGACCTTGTCGTACTGCGTCGGAATCTGCTCGTACTTACCCGTGAGGCCGCGAAGGCCCGGGAGCAAGAGATCTTTGATCGCAGATAGGTTAATCGCCATTGATCATGCTCCTTAGGTGTTCTCAGCCGTCAAGTTCTTGGTCTCGACGTTGTTGAACCCGACGATCACGTAGTTATACGCAGCCGCGGTTCCACTCAGCGAAACACCGTTCGCACCCGGCGGTGCCCATACGAGGTCCCAGAGACGGAAGGGGTACGCAGCGCCAGCGGCGCCCGTGTGGATGATGAACGCGCCAGAGATGCCGGTCGCCGTTGAGCCGGTGCCGATGTTGAAGTCGCAGTTGGCACCCAAGTCGGCCGCCTGCACACCAGTCGAGTCTGACTGGGCGAGGAACTTCGCGTTCGGATCGTTGATGAGGTAGGCCTCGGTCGCCACGGCATTCGCGCTCGTGACGTCAGAGCCAGGCCAGTAGTTCGACCAAGTGGTCCGCTTCTGAGCCGTTGAGAGGTACTTGCAACCCTGGAAGATGCCAGCCATCGTGACGGTTGATCCGCCAGCTGAGCCAGCTGCCTGCACCAAGGTGTTCGAGCCGGAACCGGCACGTACGCATGGATCGCCGTAGTAGATGGCGCCTGCGTTGAAAGCGATGCCGCCGGATAGACCGCCGGGGCCGAACGTCACCTGCTCGTAAGTCGGAGCAGAGCCGAGGCCGCTGTACTGGCGAAAACCAAATGGGGCGTTCACGTTTGCCATTGACGACGATGCCTCTTCAGAGGGTCGTCACGGCAGCCGGAGCAGTGAGGGGACCGAAAGTAAACCTTGGGCGAATCCCGGGACTCGCCGATGGGGTGGAAGACTCCCATACTATTTCGGCGGTGTCAACACCCATCGATTCTCTTGTTTTGAGCTCGTGTAGATGTATACTACGCGGCTTTTTTACGAACACAGGAGCCAGCCATGACGCTTAGTTAACTCATAGAGGAGCTACGTCATGGCCCGAGGAAAACTCGGTGGTAAGCCCAAAGGCGGCAAGAAAAACCGCAAGTGGGGCAACAACAAAGCGTATTGCCTGCGCTACAAGAATGAGGGCAGACAGGAGAAGAATCGAGCGCGCCGCATCAAGCGGCACCTCAAGCGTCATCCGAACGACTTGCAGGGACTAGAGGCGCTCTGACCGAGATCGGTGCGGGCTAAGTTCATAATGGACCTCTGAGCATCAACACGCACGCCGCATAATCGTAAGCGGCACTTGACACCACGTTCGTATCAGGACTAGAGTCCCGCCCATGCATTTATTTACGCGCCAACATTCAACTTATAGCTGCCCGAGTAAAGGGACCGCGACATCGCGCCTCAATACTTGGCAGATCAGAGTCGAAGTTTAATTAGAGCGTGGCCCCAGGTGCCATGCACCGGGGAAAAGACAGAGGGGAAAGACCCTCAACCCGGTAAACCAAACCACCTGCTGTTCTTTAACAATACGAGTGGTTTTGAGCGGGATTGGCCGAGAGGCTAGGCTCGTGCCTTCCAAGCATGCGACATCGGTTCGATTCCGATATCCCGCTCCACTTTATTTTGGACTGTAGTTCAGAGGTAGAACGGCGCTCTGTTAAAGCGTTAGTCGTAGGTTCGATCCCTACCGGTCCAGCCTTTAGGTCGCTTACGAATCTGGTGAACCGATTCCCCTGTCGAGGGAACGAGACGGGTTCAATTCCCGTAGCGACCGCCACGCCACCTTAGCTCAGACGCGAAGAGCACCCGGCTTACATCCGGGCGGTCGAAGGCACTCAATCTTCAGGTGGCACCAACATGCGTCGCTATGCGGATAGGGTGTCCGCGCGGTCTGTAAAA